GTTAATGAGTTGAGTTCATTGAAAAGTGAATTCGAGGCTTTCAAAGCTCAACCATCTGTGGAAACCAAAGAAGCTGAGAAATTCAGCAAAGTTGGCAACTTGACAGCCAGACAACTATTTTTAAAAAATTCTAAAGTATAAATAAAATGTCATTAAAAAAGTACCTTAAAGGCAAATTTGACTGGGATGTTTCTGGTCTTGCCGCTTATGTTGATGAGCAAAGAGAAGATTTAATTGTTAAATCGGTTACTGAGGCTCGCACATTGCAATACATTACAATTCAACAAGGGATCAAAGGATCTCAAGAATTGAAGTTAATGGATGATTCAATCATCTATCAAGATGGTGATTGCACAATGACTCCAGATGGAGATACAGTATTCACTGATCGTGCAATTGCAGTTGAGACTCTTGGATATATGAAATCTTTCTGTCAAAAAGACCTTGATGGTTTTTGGACTCAGTTAGGATTACGTCCAGGTGCAATGGCAGAAGATAAGACTCTTCCATTTGAGCAACAAATAATCAACTACTTATTGCAATTACATTCATTCGAATTGGATAAATTAATCTGGAAAGGGAACAAAGTTTCTGGATCTGGTAACTTATCTAAAATGAATGGATTCCGTCAATTCCTTACAACTGCAAATGGTTGTGTAAATTTGAACACATCATCAACTGCATCAATCTCAGCATCTAATGCTTTTGATGTATTCTATGAGTGTTTCATTAACACACCAGCAAATGTTGCTGAGGCTTCTGATTTCATTTGTTTCACAGGACGTGAGAATTTTAATTTCATTACTAAGAACTTAGTTGATGACAATTTATTCCATTACAATCCTGCTGCTCTTGGTGACTTGAATGAGTTAGTGTTGCCAGGAACTAACATGAGAATTGTTAAAGTAAACGGATTGAATGGCCTTGATAACATCTACACTGGTCGTGCGTCTCACTTTGTATTCGGAACTGACTTATCATCTGACTTTGAGAACTTTGATTTATGGTATTCTCAAGATGATGATGTTATCTATTTACGTTCTAAGTTCAGATCAGGTGTCCAAGTACCTTTCTTGGATCAGATCGGAGTGTGGAACGGAACAGGTTCGCCTAACTAAAAATCAATAAGGGAGGGGGTAACTCCTCCCATTTTATAAACATTAAAAAAAACTAAGAACAATGGCTTGTAATATGACAACCGGATACAATGACAGAACTTGTACCAATGGAAAAGGTGGTATCAAATCTGTTATGATATTTCCTTTGGGAAATGTTTCTGCATCCACAATTGTTGACAACGAGATCACTGCTCTGACTGTTACAGGTGAAGTGTTTTTATATAAGTTGAAATCCAACTTATCAAGTTACACAGCACCAATCCGAGTGAATAAAGGAAATGGAACTCTTTGGTATGAACAAACGTTGACAATGATATTGGCTTCGGATACAAAAGAATTGCGTTCTGAGATTCATTTATTAGGTCAGAATGAGTGTGTTGCAATTGTTGAGAAGGCAGATGGAACTACTGTTGCTCTTGGATTCGGTGAAGGCCTTCAAATTGCTGAGGCTTCCGCGTATGGATCTGGAGTATTGAAATCTGACAGATTAGGTCATGATATCATCATGGGTGGATTGGAAAATGATCCAGTTCCAGATGTTGATTCTGCTGTTTATGCTTCATTATTAGCACAGCAATCACCATCAATTTAAGAATTGAATAAACTCTTATCATAAAGGGAGGGCAGTGTCCCTCCTTTTTTTGTATATTTGAATCATGGAGATACTAAAAAAATACATCGGCTCAATGCAATGGTCACCATTACTAAGTAAATGGATATCAATTGAGAGAGGCAAAGAGGATTTTTATATAAAGATTGGACTCTTGCACATATTTGAGAAACGTAAACCAAAACTAATTAAAGATGCTAAGATTAGAGAAGAACTCAACCTCAACAATGATAGTGACAGTGACAGAACTGACAACAGTGAGTCCGGTCCATTACCTATTTGAGTTTGAGCATGAGCAATCTTTCTTGAAATATTACTGCATTCTGCCAAATATCAGTTCATCAATCACAAGATATGATGAGTTTGAATTGACTGATGGTGTGGATGTTACCTTTGATTATGATGGTTACTACACATATAGAATATATCAGCAAACATCCGCTGTCAATTTAGATCCAGATTTATCTGATGGATTGGTTGAGGAGGGCAGGGCTCATGTTTATGTCCAGGACTCACCATCAAATGAATTCTCAACCAATATAACATTTAACATATATGAATAAGAAACTTGAAACAATGTCATTCAGAAAGGATTTTGTCCTTCCTATTGAGGAGCAAGATAGAATGCTTGGCTTTATTAAGTGGGGAAAAAAGAATGACTATCCATATTTTCTGATTGATCTTTACAATGGATCAGCCTGGCACCAAGGTATAATAAAGAATAAAACTCACTACATTGCTGGTGGAGGGATTGAAGTTGTCTCTGGTGAACTTGCAAGATTCATTGCAAATCCTTATTCAGACTTTAACATGAATGAGATTGTTGAACAATTAGCATTTGATTATGAGTTGTTTGGTGCATTCGCAGTAAAAGGAACTTGGAACAAAGAAGGTACCAGGGTTGCATTGTGGGAATACATTCCAATTGACATGATCAGAGTTTCATCTGATGAGAGAATGTATTATCTTTCTGATGATTGAACAGTTCAACAGCAATCGGCTGAGAAAACAAATCTAAGAACGTTACCGGCTCTTGATGAGAATAACAAGGTTGGATCATTTATTTTGTATTATAAGGATCCAGCAAAGAAGGGACGTAAAGAACATGGAGTCTATCCTAAGCCACCATATCAAGGAGGTATCACATCAATTCAGACTGATTGTGATATCAGTAAATTCCACATGTATGAACTACAGAATGGCTTTAAATCTGGCACCATGATCACATTCATGGATGGCTTTCCAGAAACTCAAGAAGAGGCAGAGTCATTCAAGAATCAAATCAAGGCACCAGCATCTGCAATTGAGAATAGTGGTGACATCATCATCACATTCGCTCCATCCTCTGATCAAGCACCAAAGGTTGACAACTTAACCGGCAATGATTTGGATAAGAGATATGACATGCTTGAGGATAGTGTTCAACAAAACATCTTAGTGGCTCATTCTGTTGTGGCTCCATCATTGTTTGGTGTTGCTCCAGAGGGATCATTCAATGCGGCTGAGAGTGCGGATCTATTTGAGATATTCAAAAAGACTTATGTTGATACCAGACAAAAAAGAATTGAATGGATTTTGAATTACATGGTTAAATTATCTGGAGAGACTGGAGTTGTAAAGTTGAAAGATGTAACTCCGATAGGAACAACAACACAAGAGCCAACCGCTGTTTCACCAGTTGGTGATATTCCTTCCAATGAAACTCAAGTTGATGTTGCAAAATCAGCATTGAATGGAGCTCAGATTGCATCACTTATTGATGTTGTTGCTAAGATTAAAGAAGGATTGTTGACCAGTGAGAGTGCTTTAAGCATTGTCTTGGCATCATTTCCAACTATTGATGAGGCACAGGCTCGCAGAATTGTTGGATTGCAACCAGGAGCACAGCAAATGTCATCTTGTAAGTTCGATTGTGAAGATGATGAGATTGGATACTTTGCACAATATGGTGATCCTGCTCATGAATACAAGGTTTATGCAACATTTCCAATTGCATGGGATACACCATCGGCTGATGTATTCTCAAAGCAAGATCAATTATTTGCAACCATAGCAGAGATATCGGCAGAACTGAATGACTTTGACAAGAATGTATTGAAGTTAATTGGCGATGGTGAAGATTCCAATGGTATTGCAAAGGCTTTGAATACAAATATCGAGGATATTGCAAAGTCAATGTCCAGATTAATGAAGTGGGATATCTTAGTGAAAGGAGAGGTCACTGATTTGGGAAAGCAATTAGTCAGTGAGGAGCAGATCCCTATTGAAAGATTTGAAGTACGTTATGGATACAGGACCAGATTAGATGTGCCTCCAGCAAAGAGTGGATCAAGGCAATTCTGTGAGAGACTTATGTCATTGAATAGACTTTACACCAGGGATGAGATCAACACAATATCTGGCAGAGTTGACAGAGATGTGTGGAGATACAGAGGTGGATGGTATACCAATCCAGATACTCAAGCATCAACGCCATGGTGTAGACATGAATGGATTCAGCAATTAGTTGTAAAAAGATAAGATATGAACTACCTACTTTCAGTGGAAAATCTCAAGAAACTTGGATTAATACACAACAATACAGATACAAAACTCTTGGCAGTTGCCATTAAGAGATCTCAAGATATGCATATTCAACCAGCATTGGGAACTCCTCTTTACAAGGCCTTATTGAATAGAGTTGAGACATCAACATGGACTCAGGATTATCTTGATCTTATGAATGATTATGTTGTCCCTTGTTTGGTTGCGTTTGTTGATTACAGAGCAGCATTATTGTTGACTGATAAATTGACTAATAAAGGAGCAGGAAGGATCACAGATGACAATCAACAAACATTGGAACTCAATCAAGTTGCTGAACTCAGAGATCAGTTGAGAAAGGATGCTTACTTTTACAAAGAAAGATTGATTGGCTATCTTAAGGATGATCAAGCAACAAAATATCCAGAGTATTGTGATATGTGTTCAGATCATTGCAATGAATATGTCAAGAAAGATGATACAGGATATAAACCATTGAACTGGATCCAATGAAATTCTCAAAGAAACAGATTGATAAATTAAAAGCATATCTCAATAAGGATGGAAAAAACGTTAAACCAGTTGATGAAAGAACTGGAAATAATCGCGACAGAGCACAGGCAGATAAACGAGTTCTTTCAAGGTGATTTTATTGATGCAGTGTCCAGAGATGCTGTTCAATATCCATTGATGGTTGTCACTTTGCAGCCAGGGACAATGACTGCTCAATCGGTTAACATCAATATGATCATCACAATCTGTGACAAGTACAATGTACTTGAGTATAGACAGATCAATGAGATCCATTCTGATTGTCTGAGCATCTGCAATGACATTAGAATCACATTCCAACAGTGGAGATTTGAGGAGTTTTTAGATATTGTCGGAGATATTCAGACTCAACCATTTATTAATCGCGGACCAGATGTAACTGCTGGATGGACAATGGCAGCAACAGTTGCTATCTATGATTACAATGACTGGTGCTCTATTCCTTATGATGATTATGACTTTGAGAATGGTAATCCTCCAGCAAGTAATTGCGGAGATCTAACAACTGATTATGAACTTTATGTCAATGGTCAACTCGAGGATACCTTTACACAAAGCACAACTGTAAATAATACTATTAATATCAACTTATAATGGCAACAACAACAATTAATGTCACAGCTCAGGCTTATGATACCATCAAGGATGAGAACACAGCATTAACTCAAAGATCAACTTTGAAATTCACTGGATCTGGAGTAACTGCAGCAGATAGTGGAGGAGAGACTGTTGTCACAATTCCTGGTCCATCAGCCACAACAAATGTTGGTTTATTTTCTCAGACAGCCAACAGTCCAACCATAACAGCAACAACAACAGAAGGAACTTTGATTGATGGTGGAGTTGGTAGTTTAATTGTTCCGGCAAATGGTTTCTCAGTTGGTGATTCATTTAGGGTTGAGATGGGTGGAGTTATGAGTGGTCATAATAATGATACAATCAGAATCAGATTAAAGTCTGGATCTGTCAACTTAGGTGACTCAGGTGCATTGACATTACCGCAAATTAATAATCAAGTATGGATGTTGAATGTCACGTTCACAATCAGATCCATTGGATCCGCTGGAGTTGCATCAGTTGTGTCATTGGCACAATTCCATATCTTAAAAGCAGCA